AACATTGGCGCATAAAGTCGGCTACAGAACCTGTCCACGTTTGACCTGACGCGGTGCTTTGAGCCCCAGGGGGAAATGCCCCGTTTACTGGTGCACCGTTATCGTTAATCATTTTGCGTGCTTGATAAAGCGAATAATCACCTGCTGTTGTGGTAACAGAATTAACTCTTGCTCGACCCAATCGCGCAATGTTGTCCTCGCCAAGAATGGTAATTGTGCTGTTGTTCATTGTGCCGGGCTCATCGTTGTACACAAATGAGGTAATCCAAAACACCATTGCTGTGCCCTCATAAGCGTTGGTGGATGGGATTAGGCGAAGTTGGTCACCAAGATTGCCCGAAAACGTTGACTCGTTGTTGTTGGCAATTGTGACCGAGCAAGTGTTGCCGTTGTAACTGTCAATAAACTTTTGACGGCCAGTAAAAAAATTAAGTGAACGAATACCAGAATAATTAATTCCTTTCGTTTCGTTCCTAACTCGCCAAGCGGTGGTGCTCACAACAATGCACCTGGTAGGGCACCGTTCTGACGGACATAACGCTCAAGCGCGTTTACGACCTGTTGTGGGTCTGCGCCTTGCACGTTGACGGTGATGTTTGTTGGGCTTGACATTTGACCCATTTGAGACAAGGGAACAATTGCTTCTGGGCCTTTTTCGCCTACAAGAGCCAAAGTTGCCGACGTGACAATGCCGCCATCACCAAAACGTGGAATGCCCATACGTCCTGCAGCTGGTCGAGGCGGTTCGGTCGGGGTTGGAACTAATCTGGCAAGATCAGGCAGTCCGCCGATGATATTAGCCACGTTACCTATGACTGGCATTGCAAGACCGCCAAGGATTTTGGCTGCAAGACCACCAATGCTGTTGATTGCGCTCATGGCATCAACAAGTTTGTTGAATGCAACTGCTAAGCCAATCACGGCTCCAGTTGCCAAGATGAACGGGTTAGTTGCCAAAGCAATGTTTAGCGCGACAACGGCGGCTGCTATTGCGCCAATGGTTAACGCGATTCGAGTAAATGCTTGTGGGTTGTTTTGTGCCCAATCAGCAAACCTTTGCATGAACGGAAGCACCTTTTGGAGCACAGGAAGAAACGCTGCACCAATACCCTCTTTGGTTTCTGCAATTGAGTTCTTAAAGATTGCCATTTTGCCTGCAGCGGTTTCAGCGTTCTTTGCCACAGCACCACCAAAAGTTCCGCCAAGCACGTCCATGACTTGCTCAAGAGTTGCGCCTTCTTTGATCATGGTTGCCATTTCTGGGCTTAATGATCGGAGCGCCTTAAAGTTGCCTTGGTATGCCTTGGCAAGCGCGTCAGCGACCGTTGTGCTGTCCATTTGTAGCGCGGTGCTTATGTCCATAACGAGGTTCATGTCTCGCATTGCCATGTCAACGTCTTTGGTTCCGCGCACTAATGCTTCAAGTGACTTGCGGTATTCGGTGTCAGCAATGCCGGATGCTCGACTCATTGCGCTAATTTGTTCTTCAATTTGTGCGGTTTGTTTAGCGCCTGCGCCCGTGACATTTTGCAAAGTAAGCGCTAATGCCGCCTGCTCCTGCTGGTCTTCTATGGCGGCCTGAGTGGCATCACCTATGGCAACGGCTAAACCAGTCAGCGCGGCAGCTGCTGGTACTGCAGCCTTTTTGATTGCAAATTGGGCTTTTTCGCTTGTTGTTTCAAGTTGCTGAAACTGTTTGATTGCCTTCTTGATGCCCTTGCCGTCAAACTCGGAGATGATGGGGAGTACTACAGCCATTACATCAGCTCCTTAGAGGTCTTGTCCATGACGCGCTTTACTAGGTCGGTCATGCGTTGATTGACGTCGTCCTTGTTGCGCTCCCATGCTTTCCACATTACTCGGGATGGTTGTCCGAACTTGGCGTTAAGACGTGAGCCCATTATGCCGTTGGTTAAAAAGTCAAACAAGCCAGCGTCTGGGTTTAGCCACTTAACCACAAAGGTTGCAAGGTTCACATTTTGCCCTGCGTATTCTTTGACCTTTTTGGTGTTAATCATTGCTTTGACTTGGTTATTGTTGCTCCAAGGGAAAATCTCGTATTGCTTAGGTGCCCATTTACGCGACCAACCGCTCAAAGGTTCTTTTAATGGGATTGCTTGATAGGCGTCATCAACGACGTTTTGCACAATCATTTTGTAATCGCGTGTAATTTCTCGACGCAAAGATTTGTCAATTTTGTTTAAGGTTTTTAGGGCGTCTTTAATTCCGACTACCTGTACCGTCGTTTCAATGCCGCGCCCTTGCTCTACATAACCTCTGTATGGCATGACTACCTTCTTTTTTTGTTTGCCTCGTTAAGCACTTTAATGACGGTTGCCAAGTCTCGTGAGTCAAACGCAATGTCGCTAGGCCACCAACCGACCGCGACCAATATCTCTGCTAGTTGGCGACGGTAGGTGCCGCGTCCGTAGGGTTTGGGTCTGTCTCGTCCAATACCGGCAGAATGTCGATGTCAGGGTTTTTGCTTAACCATTCGCGCCAGTTGTCACCAACTTGCTCGCCTTTGATCTTGAGAATTGTGTGCATCCAGCAGGCGTAATCCGAGTACAAAGGGTTTGCGGAGAGCTGTTGAATGTTGCGACGTTCAAGCCGTTCCCATTCCGTGACCACAAACAGGTTTGTGTAGTAATACTCTGGGGCGCTGTCGGGAGTGCGCTTCAACTGCAACTTTATCTTCATGTGTCTCCTATGTCGGCTTGGAGCCGTTGATTATGCGGTTGTATCTACGCTGTACACGCCACCCTGAAACTCGATATCCCATTGCGACAACTCGCCCAAAGACGCATTGATAACAGGAATTGATGCAAGGTATGTGTCGGTCAGAATAAAGCCAGGGTTTGTTGCGCCGTCTGCAGCGCTTGTTGGGTTTACTTTAACGGTGCACTTAGTGCCCAACAATGGCGACAATGTCGCATAGGTCTGGCTTGATGCGTATGATGCGAAGACCGTTAGGGTCAAACTATTTGAGAACAACCCCGCCGTCATGGTGCGGGATGTCTGGCCAAAGGACGTATCTTCAAGCGCTTCCGCGGTGACCGTCAGAGTTGCGCTAACAACATCGTCGGTGATGTCAACAATGGAGCCGATTGCGGCGCCGACTTTAACGGTTGGATTTGAGAGGTAAGTTGATGCTGGCATGTTTGCTCCTTAAGTTCTGATCTGATAGTAGATGATTTGTATTAGGTAGTTGTGGATTATGCGGTCTGGGCTTGGATAGCGCATTCGAGGTCGTAGCACGGGTACAACGCGCCACCGATCTCAAGGCTTGATGGACGGCCACCCATAACGATGATTGATGAGTTGAGCACGGTTGCAGCAATGCTCAGGATTGAACGGAGCACCGGCAGACCTGCAGGCCCAGAGCCAATGACTTTGATCGGAAACTCAAGGCGCACAATGTTGCCGTTGCCAGCAAACGTGGTGAAACTCGGTGCATCCAAGTACACGCAATTAGGCGCAAGTTTGGTTGGGTCGTTTACAACGCGCAAACCAGATACCGCGGTCAGCGTTGCGGTGACATCATCAATCGCTTCGTTGAACAGGTCGGTGTAAGACATTAGGCAACCGCTGGACGTGGGATGCCAAGCAGCTGCTTGACGATCGGGGTCAGACTTTGCTGTGGTGCCGAACCCATGCCGTCAAACGTGGCGTAGGTTGCCTCTATTGAGCCTCTGGAGCGCCATAGAGCGGCGCAATACATCAGGGTGCCCAATGTGACGTCGCCACCCGGTGAGACGCTTAGCGAGTCAATATACGAAGACTCCTGACGCCTGCGGAAACAGAACTGGTTGCCAGCCGACACCGATTGCGTGAGCAACGTGTAATCGTCAGATGGGTTCGTAATCGTAATGCCAAGGTACGACATGACCTGCGCGGCCGTCACCCATGTGCAAACAGGGTCATTGGCAACGGTGCCAGACGCGGCGACACGCTCAACATCGCTTGCGGTCTTAGCGTAAAGCACCTGATCAGCGATCGGCACCTGATAGTCGTAGAGCAGATCGCCCTGTGTATCAATTCCAAGGAACAAATACTGTGGCAATGCGCGCACCGAGTAAGTGCCATTGAATGTTGCGTCAACTCCAGCAACCGTGATTGAACTGCCGACTGCAATCTCCGATGGGGTCAGGAGTTGCAGTACGGCAAAGTTGTCAATCAGGTACTTGTTAGTAACTGTGTAAGTAGCCATGGCGGTTAAGCCGCCTTTCTACTAAGCCTGGGTGATCTTGCGAATCATGCCACCGATTGCAGCAAAGGTGCTGACGTATCCGTGGAATGACATGTTGCGACCCAAGACTGACGGCTGTTCAACGCTCATGAGGCCACGGATGGATTCGTAGAACTCGAAAGCATCGCCTGCGCCTTGACCAACACGAGTGATGATCATGGTCTTGGCAGCGAAGTTGCTGTCAACTACCAACTGCAAGCCGAGTGGGTTGCCGTTCCATGAAGATGCCTGACCGCCACCAAGTGCGTTCTGACCGGTGAGGCCAGCGCCAATGAATGGGAATACTGGACGGCCAGTTGTGTCGGCAAGTTGTCCAAGTTGACCCCATACGTCTGGGCTTACGAACATGTGGGTAGGTGTCCAGTTTCGGTTTGATGAAATGTCAACTGCCGAGTCATAAACAGACTTCAGCAAGTCGGCTACGGTGCCGTCCCAAACGCCTGACGAGTTTGCTGCGGTGAGCAAGTTGTCTGCAGCCAAGTTGTCAGAAGCAATCATGTATTCGCCCATGAGGTCATTCAAGATCAATTGCATTGCTGCAGGTGAAGTGAAGTCAATGTCCTGAACTGACAGCGTTACTTGACCAGCAAGTGTGGTCTTGCTGATTGAGTTGGATGCAATCACCATGGTTGTTGCTGATGCTGAACCAAGTTCTGATTGTGATGCAACGCTTGTGTGCGTGGTAATTGTTGGACGGATAAAGGTCTTCGACTGTCCGTTGTCTGGGTAAGCGCGAGCGCCTACAGCATCGACTACTGGACGCAAGAAGTTCAGGTCTTGAACCAATGGCCCAAGTACTGGAACTGGCAACAGACCAGGTGTGTCAGTTGTGAGCACGTCGCCTGCAGCTGCCTGCAATGCGGTGCGCTTTGATGCTGTGTATTCAGCGACTGCAGCGTTTATGTTCTTAAACGTGTCGCCACCGATGTGGTAAGCGGCCATGTATTCGCCTGCGCTTGGCAAAACGAATTCTTTTTTAGCTTGTGCAAAAATTGGGGCGGTTGGGATTGTTGCCTCAACTGCTGGTGCGGTTACTTCTGACATGGGTTCTATCTCCTGTTCTGGGACTACTTCTTCATTTAACACTACTTCTT